AGATTAAAGTCAATAGCAATATTACCGATACCAATTTTGTTTTCATACGATTACCTTTACACGGTTAAGTTGAGTAGTATTATCACGGTGTGCTTTGACAGTTCCATAAATATCAAACTGCTTACCCACTTCTAGTTGTTGTTTGTACGCAAAGAACAACACTTGATCATCACTAGTAATACCAGTGATGTAATGTGTGTTCCAATTTTGCGAGAATACGGATTTGAGGACCTCAATAGAAGGAGACACTTTGTCACCTGCACTACCGATCAGTCCACCCTTAGCGAATGCTACACGCTGGTCTACTGTTTGACGTTTCATGCCACGCACGTAGCCTGAAGGCAAACTAGTAATTACTGCGATATCAAAACTTGTATCAATAGTATCACGATTAGCAAGTAGCATTGCGGTGTTGTCAAATTCAGACAACTTAATACCTTTAAGGATTTTGAATGTATATGCTTGATAGAATTTTCGAACCAATACACCTTGTTCACGATCCTCGTCGGTGATCTTAGTAGTGTCGGCAAGATATTGCGTTACTAGATTACGGTTTGTTTGCCCTGCAGGGGCATCTTCACTAACCTTTATATAACCTGAATTCAGGCGCTGTGCCATGCAAGCGGCTGCCCACACGTCATTGGCGTTAAGATTGAGTGGAGCAGGTTTTTGATAGCGAGACATTATAGTTCCTTTAGTTTAAAGATTTTCACCAGAGACCGTATCAATGGCACCAGTATAGACTGCGATTGTAGTGCCCTGAGCTCCTATTGAGTTAAAGAACTCCACATAGTCAATAGCATCCTGATAGGTAGTAAACTCACGCTCAGACAGTACCTTGTGGTCATTAATGTGCCCACTATAGATAGGGTAGACTTGAACATTGTATACGATTGACATAATTTACTCCTTACACAGTTTCAGCGTTAAGTTTAGCAACACGCATTGCCTTGAGATTTGATTCAGTAGCGCAAAGTCGGACAATACATTCACGACCTGCGTCATTGAATGTAGATACATCAATCCAAGCTACAATTTGATTAGCAGCATTGAGATTCAAGCAGATATTAGTGATATAGCCTGACAGGTCACCGGCAGCACTAGTCCAAGAAATTGCATCATTGATATTGAGATTCATAATTAACTCCGTTATTTAACTGTCTAAGTCTATATTATATACCCAAAGCCATTTAATGTCAACCGAAAGTGTATTCCCTAACCCACTCAAAGGGGGTAGTAGCAGGAACCCACTTGAATTCGGTACGTTTTCTATAGGTTTTCTCAAAGTCCATACAGACCATGACCCAGCCCTTTTCCGGGCTAAATCCCACGGTTTCTGCAACCCGAACGACTTCAACCACTCGGCCGTCTGTCATTTTTGCTACAGTAGTCATTTTTTGCTCCTTAAGCAAACGATCCACGTTCTTCTTCGGCACCTGGAATTTCTTCACACTCACAAACCCACATAGAAAATGATTCGTAGTATCCTACAAAATACCGCGGACGCATTATGGTCTTGCAGCATGGGCACACTGGCATCACTATTGGTTCTATTTCTTCAGTCATAATCTTCTCCTTTAATCAATCTAAGCCTATATTATATACCCAAACCCATTTAATGTCAATTTTTATTTTAGCAGGTCCTTATCTAAAATAGCACGATTTCCCCTATAAATTCTATATTTTATTGGAGCATTACCCCATTTTGGATCTAATCCATATACTGGAAATCTTATAATATCTAAAATACCGTCTCCGTCAATGTCATCATAAATGAAAGATTCTCCCCATGCATAATAGCGAATATTTGGAATATTAACAGGATTTATGCGATTAAAGTTTCCAATCTTGTTATTAATATAAATTATTGGTGGTCCAAATGGTGCTGTCAATACAATATCATCATACCCGTCTCCGTTAACATCCCCACACTGTAAATTAATAATAGTAGAGTCTTGTATTTCATTATTAATTTTAAATGTAGTATTTCTAGTTAATTTGCCCTGAGATACATTATATGCCACAAGCCATGATTTAAATTGCAATGGACTAGTATTTTCTTTTAGTATTCCACCTTTATACCCGCCGACAATTTCTTTACCCCAAGCAAGACTTACTGCAATTGAATCGGTATCATCTTTTTTTAATTTTAATTCACACATTTGTTCAGATTGATCAAATGGAATATAATCTTTACCGTCCACTGTTGTTACAGGATAAGTGCCAGTTCCACCATTCCAACTTTCCCACTGTACCATTTTTATTTGTGTTGGGTTTGAATCTTTCAAAGTCCAAACTCCATTTTCTTTATAATATAAAGATAACCCTGTATTTGGCCATTGCAAATTAGTCACTGCAATTTGTGAACCTTGATTGGCATTCTTACGTTTAAAGAAAACAGTTCCTGCTCCGTTGACCCAATTATAAATAGCAATTTGCGTCCAGCTAGTTACAAAACTCCAAACTTCTTGAACCCAATTAGCCCCGGTTAATGGTAGACTTACTACATCTATATTACCACGTTCGTTATCAACTGAGAGTAGTCCCCAATTCCAAGCAATTTGTCCTTGCTTTATAAAACTATATACCCCTTTATTATTACTAGTCATAAAAACATTTTGAGCATAGTGATTTGATGCACCATCTGATGTTGGTAATCTGCCATCCTCTAAGCAAATAGAAAATATCAAATCAGGATAACCGTCATTATTAAAATCATTAACAACTATCCTTTCTACAATACCTCCCATGTCAATATTATCAGAACCAAACACTGCTCTAGTATCATTAACAAAAGAACCGTCTTTTTGTTGAAGAAGAACTATTAACTTATTAGGCACGGGTCCGTTATATGGTTTACCGGCTTGATCTCCACGCGGACACCAAAGTTGAAGTAGTATATCTTTTTTGCCATCCTTATTTAAATCTACTAATTTTACTGGGGCCAGTATTACTGAGTTTCCGCATAATGAATCATATATTGATCTTAAATCCGGTAACTCAATTGCAGTTTCAGAAAATAATGGTGTATCAATTGGTGTATTAGAAAATAATGAAGTTACACTAGTGGGTATAAGTGTTATATTATTGGACACGCTAGTAGTTGCAGTAATTGCGGGTGTATATGCTATTGTGGGTGTGAGTGTGGGTATTGCACTAGTTACCGTACTAGTATCACTTCCTCCCCCACCGCATCCAGCGATTACAACAGAAAATGTCAATAAAAGTTTTTTCATGAGTTACCCATAGTTATACAAGATGCATTATTATATCATAGTATGGATTTATTGTCAAGGTAGGAACGCCCCAATTAAGGGGCATTACGGTGTGTGAAAGAATTACTTCTTAGTTGTATTTTGGTTTACAAAACTGTACATCTTTTCAGCAGTTTCCAAAATTTTGTCTAGACCTGGGAATTCGGGCATACCAACTTTGGTAACGATTTGTCCAGTCTTTGGATCTTTCTCAACTGTCATTTCCCAGCCGCGGAATTTAGAGTGATAATCTTCACTAATTAAGCCTTTGGCCATGTCTAGAATGTCGGTACGAATCTCGTAACCGTTCTTGTTGAATTTTACTTCGGGTAATTTTGGTGTATCAAAATGTGACATATTAATCTCCTTGTGTTAATGTCGGTGTGTGTGAACTAGCTTATTTTTTCTCAGTCTTTGCCTTGACTGTCTCATCCTCACTATGAGGATAAATTGTTTTGCTCATGCTATCAGCAGCATAAGACAACATCTCTATTGTATTCTTTGCCATCATCTTTGCAAAGATTGTTTGGGCATCTATAAAGTCGTTGGCAACCTTATTTAATCTCTCGTCTTTGAAAATTTGGTTAGTTGCCATCCTTTTTGAGGTCTGGAACATTTCTATATAAAAATCAGGTGTAAACATAATGGATCCTTTGTTTGTATGTTATTTAGTTTTTAGATCCAGCCCTTAAAGTCAGACATAATAAGTTTACGTGCGCCTTTATGATCTCCGTTGTGTGCTAATGTTGAGGCTGCCCTTGCCTGTCTCATTGCGCCAAAAAAATTGTAAATTGCCTTTATTACTTGCATGATTACCATCCTCTACCAGATTGTTGTATTTCAAATTGACGGGTAAGACGATCTACATCACATGCATTTTGTGGTGCATGTCTAACAATGTATTCTTCTAATGCAGAGCCATAAGACTGTGGCTTGCTAAAATTATTGAATAGGCTATGAAAATAGCTGGCTAATTGATTTAACATATATTCTCCGTGTAAGTGTGTTAAAGAGTTTTTGTACAGAACTCTTAACTGTATTTATACAATTGTATAGGTTTCTCTATATTTTGTCAAGGCTTTTGCTCTGGAAAGGGCTAACCTAACAGTTACATAATCAGATAATGGTTGATCATCTGAATCTATAACCGTTTCATCTACATAGCAAACCTTAGGACGACCATATGCACGATGATAATCCAATTCTTCCGGACCACCATCGTCATCATCTTCCTCTATTATTGTATTATTTTGTTGCGGCTGTTGCTGGCTTTGCAGGCTCAACTTTAGCTGGCGCTTTTTTGTCTTTGGCAGGTGTAGCTGGCTTAGCACTTTTGGTGGCATCAGCTTTCTTGTCCTCCTTCTTCTTGGCTAACTTCATTTCTTCCTTAGCTGGAGCAGCAGGAGCAGAAGCGGTTACAGCGGGAGCAGCCGGTGCAGCAGGAGTCTTAGCAGGCTCAGTTGCAAAAGCAGCAGTAGTTACTAAAGCGGCGATAAGAGTAGCGATTGTTTTCATTTGAAGTTTCCTTTTAGTGTTAATGAAATTTATGCTTGACATTATCAACCTTCTTACAACAACATGTACGCTTTTCATCACAATTGGATAATCTCCAATCATAACTAGTAGGCAAATACTGTTCCTGAAACGGTTCGATTTTATCCTTTTTCGTATCATCGTAGTCATCAAGTTGATTTTTGTCTTGCATACATATATAACGCCGCAGCCCATGGTTCCGTTGACAAGACTAAATACTAAATGCAATATATATCTTATCAGGGCATATACAACGGAACCAATTTTGAGGATGCTGCCACACCCAAACAAATAACCAAATCCATGAATGCTGGATTTAGTACTATGGTCAATGTTTGGAGAGATAGTGGAAAATTATATTTGGGTGTTACTCAACCCATAACTGAAGTGACCGAAAAGTATCTTCAAGGTCCTCGTTTTTATATTAATGCAATGAATAGTGAAATGCAGACTTGGATAGTAACTCAACCAATCAAGTTATATCCAAATTACTTTTGGTTCCCCACTGCCACAGAAAGTACCCCCGTAACAGCAAGTAATGGGAAAATTATTACCCCTGGAACAGTTCCTGTAAATAATTCCAGTGTCATATTTTTACCCGAAATAACAGATAGAGCAATGTTTAGTACAGTACACCTACGTTGTTTTGGTGTATGTAGTAATTACCTGTCTTTTATTAAACGTATGCGTAATGAAGGTGAGTGGTATTAACCACCGCGACCTGCTCTACGTGTAACATTTGCCCCACCGAAGCCCTTAGTATTTGCTTTAGGTCCTTGACTCTTGGGAGCCTTGCCTAATCCTGGATTTGCTGAGTTTTTCTTTTTAGCTTCTTGTGCCATTGCTATGAATGGATTCTTGCTTTTCTTTTCTTCGGTCATTGACGTATCCTTACTGATTCTAAATAACTTTCTATATCACCGTATAGTGCTAGCATCATTGCTATCTTGCTATCGTATAGTCTAACAAAAGGTTCTTTTGACTCTACATTTTTATTTACACTAAAATAATATGGGCATTTAATTTTCTTATTACATTCAGTGAGAAACTTATACCAATTAGTTTTCTTTACTTTGACTGGCAAATCAAAGTATTCTATTTCTGCTTCTCTGAATTTTATATCACCTTGCGGAGTAAGGCGTAGGCTGTCACCTGATTTGGTAAACCACCAATCACTTATGATTGACTCAATTGAGATATTGTTGCTAGGCAGTTGATCCATAACTGCTCTAGTAATAGTGTACTTTAGTTTTTTTCTATCACTCATCGGGGTACACAGTAGTACCATTATTCATAAACACTACAGTAAATTTATCTGTTTTAAATTGTGTGTTTAGTTTGCGACAAAGATTACGTGCGTGTCCCGGATTACTGAAACTTGTTTTCTTGTACTTGGGAGTAGCGTCTGGATCTTGATAGTGTTGTGACTTTAAGTTAATAGGTTGGCGATCATAGAATACAGCCCATATGCCACTAGCTTCTACAATTTGATCAGACTTGTATGTTACTTTATCTACAAGTTCCAATAATATTTTTGGTTGTAATCTACTCATTAAAATTTACCTCCTACTAGTTCAACTTGAATAACTTCGGAAGTGTTCTGCTTTCCTTCAGTACTTTCATAGTAATCTACTAACAGTTTAGCTAATTCGTCACGTAATCCTCGGGCATCACTTAATGGAATAACCACATCTTTGCCCTGTCTACTTTCAATATTAGCTACCCTGTCAATAAATCTTTTGATATGAATCATTAGATATTTATCAGTTTTTTAGCCTCATCTTCAGTTTTATAAGGTCCTAAATATTCATAACGCTGAATAAAGATGTATTTAGGACAAAATGTGACGTTTGGTTCTTCACCTTGAAACAGTACATACCAGCCGGCGGCATGAAAACATTTGCTTTTCTGTGTTTTTGTGAATAAATGAACCTTGCGCTTGATATCAAGTATAGAATTATATACCTTCTTTGTTGTGGGATATTCGTTGAACGGTATTTCTTTTTTATTCTTTTCTACTTTTATTGTTTCAAATTGTATACTAGTTTGCTTTTTAATTGCATTAGTATTTTTAAAATGAGTTTTATTGCCGTTAAGTTTTACCTCAAAGCCAGATCCATCAGCAATAACATTCCCTACTTTTTCTTTACCATCTGTAACAATCCAAAATTGATTTTTAACGACGGGTTTTGCGATTAGTGGTTTTGACATCTTCTTCCATTTCTATTAATTTTGTAATCTTCTTAAAATTACTTTGTTTATCTACTATAACATTATATGTAGTATTCTCAAAGCGTATTGGTAAATCCAAATGAATACTGTATTGTGGTCCAATTGTATCGTTGATTACAGTATCGTTACCAACCGTACCAACGAATGGAATACTATTCCAGTATCCAAAGATTCGTTGACCAAATTCATATTTGGCTACATGACGATTCTCTTTGAAATAGTCTGCTTGATTTCTCATGGTGTTGCCCAAGTGTTTTTTTCATAATCCCAATGACGGCAATCGTATATATTAAGTTCACTGGTGTAACCAAACAAACTAAGTAGAACTTTAACACCAGCATGGTCTCCGTTTAATTTAAAATCAAAATATACCTCAACGATACTATTTGTAAGATACCCATTAAATTCCCATGCTTTGTGTTTGGTAAATGATCCATTTTTAGACCAGATCATATGCCATCTGTCATTCCAGGGATTTTCTATTTTCAAGTTTAAATTAATCATAGTTCAACTCCAAAATGTCGTTTAATCTTCATGCTGTTGCGATGGTATTCTTCGTAGGCTAAATCACTTACATTACAGGCTTCTGACCAAAACACCTCAGCACATTCTTTTACAATCAACTCAGCATATTTTTCGTGATTGAATCTAAGACCAAATTCAGTCATCTCCCAGCATTGGGGTTCAAATTGTTTAATTAGTTGGTTCATTCTTCAACTCCGAAATGTTGTTTAATCAGGTCCGAACTAAGGAACGGTTCCGCAGTATCAGCAATCTCAGCACATTTGAGAACAATCAACTCGGCGAACTTTTCAGCATTGAGCAGCCGAATCTTTGTATCCGGGTCAGCCATATTAGGCACCCATTCCATAGCCTGTTCTTTTAGTAGTTTAATTCGTTCGTTCATACCGTTTTTCCTCTTCTTCTGATTGCTGCTTGCAACGAACAAAAATCGTCATGTGCTTTACGGGTTGTCTCCGCGTGTTTGTTGCTATGGCAATGAATAGACCACCACTTTCGTGCAAATTCTTCTACCTTCCTATCACACGCCTCACGCTCGGCTGCTGCTACTAGGGCGGCAAACTTTTTAGGATCAAAGTTGTCATAAACAACATCATCGCCACCAAAGTATGCTCCGGCCTCGACCAGCAATTTATCAGTTTGTTCATTCATAAAACCTCCACCACAACATATTTACTGTATGGATAATTCTCAACTAGCCATTCAATCATACCTTCTTCATAGGGAAGATATACACTATTGAATTTGTTGGTTATATATTTACGCATAATCAATCCTTTGTCAATTCAGCAACCAATAAGAAATGTTCGTAGGCTTTCTTTACAGCAGGGTTAGTCATCAACTGATCAACTTCTGCCATCATAGCTTTCACACCTGCTTCGGCAATGTCATGTGAACTGGCGCCGCTTAATGTACAAAGTTCATCTCCAAACTCTTTTGCTAGTTTCTTCCATGCCTTGCGTTGACCTTCTGTTATGGGAGTTCGCACAGGTTTCAGTTCACTAGCTTTATGCATAGCCTGAATTATAGCATCTTCGGCCACTCGGCTAGCTGCAATCATAGCCGCGTAGTTAGGATCAATATTAAATCTACGACTCTGCCCACCCGGATATACCATCACAAGATGATTACCTTTATGGAAACTGTCCATCCAGTCGCTATCGTATTCTGCAACAGGTACATACTTACGTCCTACTTTTTCGTAGTAAATCTTTTTCATATCATGTCCACAAACTATCTCTAATTTTAATTAAACGAATCATCATTTCAGTATCTTCTTTTTCGTAGGCTTTTTCAATCTTGTCTAACAGTTTCATAGCCTTAGTACTTGCATTTCTACTAGCAGGATCTTTCTCAGAAATACCAATCCATCTGTTACCATGTTTATTACGCAACATTTCGCAGTAAGCACTCCATCCACTGGCATCATGCGGGTCAGGACGATTTGGATATACAGTAGTCCACCATGTGTAAAGTTCTTTAATTTCTTTAGCACGTAATGCTTGACCAGTAGGCTTGCCATACTCCGAGTTATCTGGATCTACACCCATATCTTTGTCAAGAGTAAGTGTCATTGCCCAGTCAAGATGATCGAGACCTGCTTGACTGCAACGCCAAGTACGCCAACGCCACCACCCAGTAGCATAAAAAGGAGCATCATACTTCTTTCTATCTTCTTTATTTCCCCATGCGATGTGGCTCCAGGCTTGTTCGATCTCGACAAAATCAACCAACTCATTAAATAAGCATGGAAGGAAGCGATTCCCAACATCAGTCCAAGTACCAGGCTTAATATCACGGTGATGAGCGGTGAGAGCATGAGTACAAGTAACGTACCTGTTATTAATGTAATATTTGACATCGTATATTTTACGAATAGGATATGTTACAAAATCTTGGAGATATCCAAGTCCTTCTTCTGCTAACCAATAACGCACGGGGTTGTAGCCTTTGGCCGCAGTTTGCCATTCATCCCATTCTTCACTTGTACCCGCATCTATTTTGCGAGTACCACGCACCCAATCAGCGAAGGGTGAGCAACTCCAATAATTACTGTGTTGTGCCATTACTAAATACCTCTGGGTTATCTTCTACTAATGCAATTAATGCATGTGTTTGAAACTTAACCTGTTCTTCTGTCATCTTTAAATTGTATGCATGGTCTAGTATATGTAATACTTCATGCCACAATGCAATCTTTTTAGTTTGTTCAGTAAATTGATTACCAATCCAAATCTCTTGGTCATTGAATCGTGCTAAACCAATCGTACCTTGCATTTCTTCCGGTGTCTTATACAGTACTTCGTATACTAATCCACAAATTTTTAATTTCATTTTAATACTCCTATATAGGGGCTGTTAAGCCATTTTGCATATGTCTCTGCATTATCAGAGATTTTATTCAATTCATATTTACCACAAAACTTCATCAAATGTATGCCCACTTGAGGAATAGTAGTTGTACGTACACCCTCACGAATGTTTTTGTCTACTGATAGTTTAACATCTTCGGGCTGTGCTGTCAAGTCTATGAGTACCCGATTACGTTCATAATCGTCACGCACACGATGTTCCACATTATCATGATCAACCCAACGCTGCAACATCATATTGTTCCAATCGAATCCCTGCTTGTTACGGTCCGCGTAGGCCTCAATCAGTCCGGCTTTCTTTTGACTACCCTTTTCACGCACACCTGGATATGCACTAAACACATTGTCAGTACCGTCTCCCCGCATACATTTTTTGAACAATAAATATTGTGGATCCTCAAGTAGTTTGGGTTTCTTTTCTTTGTCTAGTACTTGTTTACCTTTGTCGTTAAAGTAACCTTCAAGTGTAATTAATTCATTACTTACACCATTGTACTGTTTTACCTTATCAGTAATCAATTGAACATAATCGGTATCGCTGCTGATGATGTAATGTTCATCATCAGGATGCAAGTGAATGAATCGTGCAATCAAGTCATCAGCCTCAGCTTTAGGATCACGCAATACACTTACATTAGTACGTTCTTTAAGATACGTAGTAAAAGTTTCGTATGTTTCCCAAAACATTTTGTTTTCTTCGACTTCAGCCTCTGTCTGAGACATTGTATCTACTACACGATTTTTCTTGTACGGAGCATAGTAATCTTTACGCCAGCTACGCCCCTCCAAGCAAAAAACTACGTGGTCTATTCCAAACTTACGCACAATTTGATTAGTGCTAGCCATTGTAAGATGTAGTGCCATGCCCACTTTCTCCCACGTGTCACTATTACGTGATGCAATGTGACGGGCACGAAAAAAAGTATTGGCAGTATCTATGAGTGCATATTTTTTTGTCATGTGTGTATTATAGTCTACTATTTAGTTAAAGTCAAGTGTTTAAAAACCCTCAAGATACTTTTTAGGGTCTTCCCATACCTTTTCCATAAATTCAGTTAAATTAACTTTATTACTAAGAATAGGAAAGAAACTTTCCTTGACCCAATAAAAACCACTGATATACCGTGATTTATTCTTGTACCATTCTAGTATGTCTGCTTGAGTTAAGATAGGTAGACCTTCAGGAGCTTTATCGTGCATCAGATATTCTGATTTTGCTTTGGCAAACTTCCGCCTATAGGGTAAAAAATGTGCTTTACCTTCCCATTCAAAATCTAACATCTTTTGATTTAATCCGGGAAGATGAGTACAAATTCCATAAATAGTAAGAAGATTCCCACCCTTGCTATAGGAAGCATTGCGGTCAGATTCGCTACCCGCAATGCCATTCTTATAAGAGGTAATTCTACCCTCGTATATACCCAAGTAAAGATGGGTTCTCATTATTCATTTTCCTTAATACCCCGAATCATGGATTTTAATTCCTCATTAACTTCTTTGCCTTCAATGCTAAGATAGTCAAATAAAGTTTCACCGCGTTTAGTAAATTTTTCTTTTAAGAAAGTAAGTCGCAATCCTTTGAATTGTCCACCGGCTTCTTGATAAGCAAGTAACAATAATGCAAGTGAAGCATCATCGGGAATACTAACCTTTTTATCTGCTTCATCAGGATGAGTAGCTTTAAACCAAAGTGGATAAGTTTTTTGTGTAAACTTTTTCCAAGCAGAGGGACTTCCAGCTGTATGTCTAATCAAACTACCTAATTCTTTTATAAAGAAACAAACTTCTTTGTTATCCAATGATGCATCTTTTTTGATTTTTTCTCTTAGCAAGAGAATTGGCAATACTTCAAATGAATCCATTGGTTTGTCATCCCACAACATTTGATGAATCTTGGCGATCCAGCGAACATCATCGGGCTTCATATCTTGAATCAAAGCAACATCAACAAATGCACCCGGCAATCTTTTAATGTTTTCAGGTTCATCTTTATGAATTGGATGAATTCCATATTCTTCTAAGATTTCATGCAACTCAAGACAATCTTGCCAGAATTCATTATCAGCATTATCTTGCCTTGCGCCTAATACATAGTTTTTCCATTTGTCAAAGTAAGCAAGTTCAAGTTTATCTTCTCCGTTAATTCCCAAGAAAATTTCTCTAGCAAACGTAAAGTTAGCACACTCAACAACCATACAACGAATTTTAACTTCTGCCCAATTTTCTTTACTTACATCTTTAATAAGACCCATGCGGGCACGAATACCTTGTGTTGCCGCAGTATGTTGGCCATCAACAATATAATAAAACCATTGTCCCCTGTACTTGATTTTTAGTACGATCGGTGTTTGGACCTTCAAATGATTGTAGTTTTCTTGAATCTTTCGCAAATGTTTTTTGCTGATAGGTCGTTGAACAACCAATGCACTCCAAAGTTTAGCAATTGTCAACTGCTCGGGTTTGGCATAATCCTCATATGAGAATGGTGTAAACATACCTTTATCTCTTAGGGTTTCTTCGATCTCTTCCAAAATACCTTCTTCGCAAAAATCCTCAACAATGTCTGTTAATTTCTTTGACTCATGGTCATCTGGTGCTCTATCTAAAACATTTGGTGCTCGGTCTTCCGGTTTAATCTGTTTAATAGGATTGGTATAAATCAACACACTTTGAATCTCGTCATTAGTTTTTATATCAGAGATTGCTACTTTTGCCATAAATTACTCCTATGAGTTGTTGAAAGAAATCATAATAACACACTAACCATTTAATGTCAACCTTTTTAGCTGACTTCTGTGCGTCCGTCACCTATATCCTTAGCACGGACTACTCTCATATCAGTTGCCTGTGCCCTATTTTCTGGGTCAGCTTGTTGTTGTTCATACAGTTCAAGTGCTACATTGCGACATACAGTTTGGAACCAGCGATCCACAATGATAGTATCTGTATCATCATCACGTATCTTATAACCTGCACGAATCAAATTCAATACAAACTTGTCATTGAAGTCAAGTTCAAATGCACCACTATTAATATCATATGGGTCAATTTCCATTTTCAGTATATTAACATAAGGTATACCCAGTTCTTCTGCCTTCTGTTTGTCTGAAATAGTAGCAGGTTCCTTCTTTTCTTTAGGTTTGCGTGGTTTCTTTTCCCTAACTGGCTTTGGTGCCTCTACTATTGGGTCTGGCTTTTTACCAAATAGTTTATCAAATATTCCCATTTTTATATCTTTCAAATAATTTAAAGCTAGCAAGATTCTTTGCCTTTGATTCGCACATTATATCAAAGTTATCAACAAATGTCAATGCCCAGTCATTCACTGCATCATTCCAATAATAGTCACTATGCGCCCGAAGTTTTTGTTTGCTATGTCCTTCATTAATCAACGCACCATGATCGGGTAATCGTGTTGTGGAATGTTCTCCGAGTATATCTTCGCGGCTAACACTGTAATGCATAGTAGGGCGAACGCCACGCCAACTATCAATAACCCGTTGTACAAACGCATCATTAGGTTGAATGTATTGTCCTTCACGTATCCAATTATGGTGAATGTCCATGACCGTAGGTACGAGGTCAGATAATGATAAGCAGTCAAGTAGTCCATGTGTGTATTCCTCATTCTCTAGTGTAAGTGTGTTACGGGCTTC